TTATATTAATTCGTATAATTTGGCGTAGTCGATAAGCTCTACAATTGAATGCAAACCTAGCTTGCCATAAATATTAGATTTATGCGCACTAACTGTTTTATTGCTAAGTAATAACTTATCGGCAATTTCTTTATTAGATAATCCGCTAACCAGATAACGTAATATGGTCACTTCACGATTAGATAGCACAGTGATCGTTGAACTATTCGTACTACATTTATTGCTTTTTATATAGTTAAGCGTTTCGCTAGGAAAAAACGTGTATCCGGAGAGGATCATCTGAACGGCATGAAAAATATCATTCTGATCATTGCATTTACTGACAAAACCGTTAGCACCAGCTTGTATCGCTCTGCCAGCATAAAAGCATTCTGATTTCGATGATAAAAATAACACTTTCACTGTGCTCTGGATTTGTTTGATCCTTTTCAGGAAGGTAAAACCGTCTGTTCCGGGCAAGTCTATATCCATAATGATTAAATCAACAGGACGGGTTCGGAGATAATCGATGGTTATGCGGTAATCATCCGTTTTCAGGACAATCTGCAATTCACTGTTTTTTTGCAACAGAACTTCAATAGACATTCTGATGATAGGATGAGTATCCATAATGATCACCGACGTTGGTTTCATAGTTACCAGTCTCATAGGAGCGGACAATTTTCCGTTAGGGCGGTAAATTGTACTTTGATACATGAAAATACGGGTTTTCTTGATTCAGACGCGCAGCGGTGTGCGTTTGTTTGCCACTATAGCGAAATAAATCAGAAAATCAGACGCGGTCGTTCACTTGTTCAGCAACCAGATCAAAAGCCATTGACTCAGCAAGGGTTGACCGTATAATTCACGCGATTACACCGCATTGCGGTATCAACGCGCCCTTAGCTCAGTTGGATAGAGCAACGACCTTCTAAGTCGTGGGCCGCAGGTTCGAATCCTGCAGGGCGCGCCATTACAATTCAATCAGTTACGCCTTCTTTATATCCTCCATAATTCCAGAGTGGGACATATTTGGGACATTATCACCAAAAATGTCGTCTATTTTCCTCGCATGCTCTGTCAAATGATTAGGCGCAAGGTGAGCATACCTACGAACCATTTCTATGGACTCCCATCCGCCCATTTCCTGAAGCACTGATAATGGGACGCCTGACTGAATCAGCCAGCTTGCCCAGGTGTGTCTGAGGTCATGGAAACGGAAATCTTCAATTCCTGCACGACGACAAGCTGATAGCCATGATGTCTTGCTGTCGATGCGCATCTTCCTGACCGCAGGCGTTGATGTTCCATCTGCTCGCTTAGCCGCCTTGGTATGTACAAACACCCATTTGTGATGCTTGCCTATTTGATCACGCAACACTTTACAGGCGGTACCCGGATATTATCGTGAGGATGCGTCATCGCCATTGCTCCCCAAATACAAAACCAATTTCAGCCAGTGCCTCGTCCATTTTTTCGATGAACTCCGGCACCATCTCGTCAAAACTCGCCATGTACTTTTCATTCCGCTCAATCACGACATAATGCAGGCCTTCACGCTTCATGCGCGGGTCATAGTTGGCAAAGTACCAGGCATCTTTTCGCGTCACCCACATGCTGTACTGCACCTGGGCCATGTAAGCCGATTTTATTGCCTCGAAACCACCGAGCCGGAATTTCATGAAATCCCGGGAGGTAAACGGGCATTTCAGTTCAAGGCCGTTGCCGTCACTGCATAAACCATCGGGAGAGCAGGCAGTGCGCATATTTTCGTCGCGATAGATGATCGGGGATTCAGTAACATTCACGCCGGAAGTGAATTCAAACAGGGTTCTGGCGTCGTTCTCGTACTGTTTTCCCCAGGCCAGCGCCTTAGCATTAACTTCCGGAGCCACACCGGTGCAAACCTCAGCCAGCAGGGTGTGGAAGCCACGGTGCAATCTGGAATAACCCACCGTACAGCAATATCAGGCCGTGGGTGGAAAAAGCCGCTGAGCAGTGCATACAACAGCGACAGACGGTAGTTATGCTTGTGCCAGAGGATATGTCAGTCGGATGGTTCAGCAAGGCTCTGGAGAGTGTCGACGAAGTTCGCATTATCACTGATGGACGGATTAATTTTATCGAACCATCGACAGGGCTGGAGAAGAAGGGAAACAGCAAAGGCTCCATGCTGCTGATTTGGCGACCGTTCATCAGTCCTCGACGGATGTTTACTACCGTATCCAAAGCGGCATTGATGGCGTTCGGGCAGGGCGTCAGGAGGGCGGCATGAGGCGACAGCGACGAAGTTTCACCGACATCATCTGCGAAAACTGCAAATACCTTCCAACGAAACGCTCCAGAAATAAACGCAAGCCAATCCCAAAAGAATCTGACGTAAAAACCTTCAATTACACAGCTCACCTGTGGGATATCCGGTGGCTAAGATATCGTGCGAGGAAATGACAATGGATTATTCACAGTTAAGTGATTTTGAAATTAACAGAATGGTAGGAGACATAATTTTTAAAGGCCTTTGGGCAAGTAAACCGGAAACATCAGGGAATAACACCAACAAATGGTATTACGGAAATGCTGATACAACTTTTGAGCCATTAAATCATTTGCCTGACTACTGCAATGATCCGAGCGCTTCATGGCCGATTATTGAGAAATACAGGATTTCTATCTTAGACCAGTTAACTGAATGGTGTGTGGATGCAAAAGGCGTAAGCCCAATATTTGATACCAGACCTCTCCGCGCCGCCATGATTGTCTTTCTCCTGATGCAGGAGGCCAATAATGCTTAGCCCATCTCAATCCCTTCAATACCTGAAAGGAAGCATAGAGCGGGCTTCAATGTGCACAGAGTGGATTCTATCTAGGTTTAGCGCATACAGAAGATTGCCGGTAAAGGGCATGCCAAGCAAGTCGATGCTGCATATGCAAAAGAATGCGCGTTGGAAGGTATGGCGAGAACGCAGGTTATCTGGCTGAAAGAGGGGGTAATTAAGGCGTGAATACTTACCACATCACACTACCCTGGCCGCCGAGCAATAACCGCTACTACCGCCATAATCGAGGGCGCACGCACGTCAGCGCAGAGGGGCAGGCATACCGCGATAACGTCGCCCGAATCATTAAAAACGCAATGCTGGATATCGGCCTGGCTATGCCTGTGAAAATCCGCATTGAGTGCCACATGCCGGATCGCCGTCGCCGTGACCTGGATAATCTGCAAAAAGCCGCTTTTGACGCACTCACTAAAGCAGGTTTCTGGCTGGATGATGCTCAGGTCGTTGATTACCGCGTTGTGAAGATGCCTGTTACCAAAGGTGGGAGGCTGGAACTGACCATCACCGAAATGGGGAATGAATGATGTTTGAGTTTAATATGGCAGAACTTCTTCGCCACCGCTGGGGGCGTCTGCGCTTATATCGTTCCCCCGGTTCTGTTTTGACCGATTACCGAATACTGAAGAATTACGCCAAAACCCTGACAGGAGCAGGAGTATGAAGTCAGAGATAACAATCAACTAATACTGTTTTGTTGATTTTTGCTTGTAATTGGCGTTCTGGCCTGATTTTTGTGGAGTAAGTTGATGCGTGATATTCAGATGGTTCTTGAGCGTTGGGGAGCGTGGGCGGCTAATAATCATGAAGATGTGACCTGGTCGTCCATTGCCGCCGGTTTTAAGGGATTAATTACTTCAAAAGTAAAATCTCGCCCGCAATGTTGTGACGATGACGCGATGATTATTTGCGGGTGCATGGCCCGTCTGAAAAAGAACAACAGCGATTTGCACGATTTATTAGTAGATTATTATGTAGTCGGTATGACATTCATGTCACTGGCAGGTAAGCATTGCTGCTCTGATGGTTATATCGGGAAAAGGTTACAGAAGGCTGAGGGCATAATTGAAGGGATGTTAATGGCATTAGATATCCGGTTAGAGATGGATATCGTTGTTAATAACTCTAATTAATATGCCAGTTGTTTACTAAAAATTATTAAAAATGGGGCGTTGCAACGCCCCCAAAAATAAAGGGTAATATATAACAGAAGGTTTATATAGTTAGAAGCAAGGTTGTGCTCCTAAAGGAAGTGGCTTGAGGGAGCCACTTATATGTTGGGGAGGCAAAGCCTCCCGCAACATATCTTTTTCGTAATCAGATTAGAACTGGTAAACCAGACCTACAGCAACGATGTCATCAGTGCTTACACCGAGTGCTTTAGTGAAGTCATTTTTGTCAAGCAGGTTGATTTTGTAATCAACGAAAGTAGACATATTTTTGTTGAAGTAATAGGTTGCACCTACATCAACATATTTGACTAAGTCCTGATCGCCCCATACTCCAAGATCCTTACCTTTAGATTGCAGGTAAGCAACGGACGGACGCAGACCGAAATCGAACTGATATTGTGCAACAGCTTCGAAGTTTTGAGCTTTATTAGCAACGAAGTGATCAGCAAATACAGTCATATTCTGGGTTTCAGAATAGGTAGTGGCCAGGTAAATGTTGTTAGCGTCATATTTCAGACCTGCGGCCCAAACTTCTGCATTTTTACCGGAAGCAAATACTTCAGGAAGAACTTTCCCTGCATTAACTTGAGTGTCGGTACGATCAGATTTCGCATAAGTTGCACCGATACCGAATCCTTCGTATTCATAGGTAGCAGAGAAACCGAAGCCATCACCGTTACCTTCGGTGTAGTTATCGAAATCGCTACGATCGTTTTTGCCTTGGTACTGAGCAGCAAAGTTCAGACCATCAACCAGACCAAAGAAGTCGTTGTTACGATAAGTTGCAACACCAGTGGTGCGACCAGTCATGAACACATCTGTTTGGGTCCAGGTATCGCCACCGAATTCTGGCAGAACGTCAGTCCACGCACCGATGTCGTATGCTACACCGTAGTTACGGCCGTAATCGATGGAGCCGTAGTCACCGAATTTCAGGCCAGCGAAGGCAAGACGGGTTTTATCTTTGGAGGAACCTTGAGATTCAGCGCGGTTGCCTTTGAATTCATATTCCCACTGACCGAAACCAGTCAGTTGATCGTTGATTTGGGTTTCACCTTTGAAGCCAAGACGGGCATAAGTAGTATCACCATCATCTGCATCATTAGAGGAGAAGTAGTGCTTAGCATTAACTTTCCCGTACAGATCCAGCTTGTTACTGTCTTTATTATAAATTTCAGCTGCCTGAGCAGACATCGCCATCAGTACTGATGCAGCTACAGCAGAAATTGCCACTGTTAATTTTTTCATCGTGAGCCCTTTTTTTTGAACTATTATTAAAAAATGATGTCACTGCGCGATAAATATTCATCTAATCAATATGATTATTTCAAGATGTAAGTTTTGGTTTCTCGTTTGATTTGTGAAGTAGATCTCTATTTTTATCTGAACTTTTTTCTATCGAATCCTATTCATGGCTCTTGGCTGAATAAAAATAAATCTATTAGCCAATTTATATTAACGGTTGTTATTTATAAGTGCTCTATGATTTGAAGGTTCAATTTAAATCGGCTAAAAATAACACTGGGAATTATTTGTTGGTTATTTGTTGAGATTTGCTTATGTATTTGTAGTGGTGTTTTCAATACTCGGTAGCATTCTCGCAAATATCATTTAGTGGTTTACGTACGTAAAAAATTGGTTATGCTGTTAAGAGTGGTTACTTCGTCACACAGCTTAAACCCGCCGTCGAGTGGGTTTTTCCATTTTTTGAGTCTCGATATTAGCTGATAACCCAATACCTGAGTTATTCACTGACTCCGAGTCTGTTACGTTTCGTAGTATTCCCTCAATTTACACCCGCTTTGTCTGCGAGGTGGGGTTATGAAATCCATGGATAAGTTAACAACGGGTGTCGCCTATGGCACCTCAGCAGGTAGTGCCGGGTATCTGCATCATCGTCTGCCTGTCATGGGCTGTTAATCATTACCGTGATAACGCAATCGCCTACAAAGAGCAGCGCGATAACAAGGCCAGTGAACTGGAGAAGGCGAACGCCACCATCGCTGACATGCGGAAGCGTCAACGTGATGTAGCAGAACTCGACGCAAGATACACAAAGGAGCTTGCTGATGCTAACGCGACTATCGAAAGTCTCCGTGCTGATGTTTCTGCTGGGCGTAAGCGCCTGCAAGTCGCCGCCACCTGTGCAAAGTCAACGACCGGAGCCAGCGGCATGGGCGATGGAGAAAGCCCAGGACTTACAGCAGATGCTGAACTCAATTATTACCGTCTCCGAAGTGGAATCGACAAGATAACCGCGCAGGTTAACTACCTGCAGGAATACATCAGGACGCAATGCCTGAAATAATTTTTTTGCTAATCACAAAGTCCATTTAATGAGCCTCGCGATGCGGGGCTTTTTTTACATCTGAATTTCACAGCGCATCTCACGCGCATATTACATCACCCGAGCCTTTCAGAAAGTTGAGCCTGAGAACTGCCGTATATGGTGGCGACCATCTCGGGGCGGCTTTTCTGTGAGACAGGCTCACTTTCTAAAAGGTAAAGACGCTATGAACCAATTAGAAGAAAAGCTTCAAAGAATGATTTCCTTATACAAGGAAGATAACTGCCAAAAAGTTCCTGAAAACATCGCAGAGTTAATGGAATTGGCAAGTGAATTTTCTGGCATGCTTAAGTCGTCAGGTGTTCGGTCAGCGTTCTTTGTTGAAATGCTGATGCACGGCGGACTTATGGCAACAATGAGACGTGTAATGGAAGACCAGAGAAAAGAACCTCCTCAGGTATACGTTTTGTCATCGAAGAAAACTGGGCTAACCAAAATTGGGTATTCATCCAACATTCCACAACGCATCAAATCGCTTGGCAACTCTGGACCAGACTGCTTGAAGCTTGAGTGCCTGATCCCTGGTGGAAGAGAAACTGAAAACATGCTTCATCGCAAATTTGCCGCAAAGAGAAAGCACGGTGAATGGTTCGCCCTGTCCAAGGATGACATTGAGGGATTGAAATCTGTAGCGATTACTTCTGATGGCTATTAATGCTTGTTTAGAGCAATTTTCATAACAACTCTTCATTACAAAGCCCATCTACTGGTGGGCTTGATAATGAAACCGTGATTTACATCCCCACAATCCGGGTATGTAAAAGATAGTTCAGGCGAGAACGGATTTAACTAAATCTGTGCGCCACCAGTTAACGGCAGTACCACGAAACAACCCAAGCCAGTAAGTGGGGAAATAACACCGGCAGCCACTGAAAGATGAACCTCCTGCCTTATGGCAAAAAAGATTCTTTGTGGTGGCGGACTGATGGAAAGACATCCTAATTTCAGCCAAACATTGAAGGAGTTGTTATGTCAGCAGAAGGTTTCAATAACCCATCAAAATTCCGGGATGAGTGGGATAGCAGCGTAAAGAGTAAGTGATGCCATCACAAAAGCCATTCCCTACAGAGTGGCTTTGATAATGGCTTATACCCTACACGGGATAACTTAACTGATATCCCTTTTAAAGGATAAAGGTATTCAAGCCTGACACATCATGCGCTGTATCGTCGCCGTATTCCAGTATTAACAGAGACCGTAGCCCGACGGGGAACTCCTTCTGCGCGAGTGTGCGGGAATAATCAAAAACGATGCACACCGGGGTTACCGGGTACACATATTTCATCATGCCAGCGAGTCCGGTTCTGGCACGGAAGAAACCGGACGTTATGATTTAGTGCGGAAATATTTGTGTAGTGTTCTGAATGTTCTCAGTAAAGAGTAATGAATTATCAAAGGTATAGTAATACCTTTTGTTTTCGTGGATATTTGTAATCCATCTGAAAACCCCTGCTGTAGCAAGATTTTTCCTGTATTCGTAAAATGATAACTCTCCTGATTTGAATCCTTTTAATGTGGCTTCTATAAGGCATTTATTTTTTGAAAATCTTACATTTACAACCTTACCCTGTCCTTTTATTAAAACCGTATTATCGTTTTCAAGAACAAGATGAATATTCTCTGTGGCTAAATAGTAAATGTAATGTGAGACATTGTGACGTTTTAGTTCAGAATAAAACCAGTGATAGTTTAAATTATTTCGCACTTTATCGAATATTTGTTTAAAAATGGCAACCTGAGCCATTGTAGTACCTTCCATGTGATATGAGGGTACCTAGTCTGCACGATTATCTAAATTGCTTCAATCTGGTCTGACCTGCTTTCTGAGCAATTCAGTAATGTCACTCTTTTCTTTGTTTGCTTCAGGCGAAACTCTTTTTTCTGAGCACAGTCTTCGGCGGCAGGCTTCAATGACCCAGGCTGAGAAGTTCCCAGACCCTTTTTGATCAAGAGCGATGTTAATTTGTTCAATCATTTGGTTAGGAAAGCGGATGTTGCGGGTTGTTGTTCTGCGGGTTCTGTTCTTCGTTGACATGAGGTTGTCCCGTATTCAGTGTCGCTGATTTGTATTGTCTGAAGTTGTTTTTACGTTAAGTTGATGCAGATCAATTAATATGATACCTGCGTCATAATTGATTATTTGACGTGGTTTGATGGCGTAGATGCACGTTGTGACATGCAGATGATAATTATTATCATTTTGCGGGTCCTTTCCGGCGATCCGACAGGTTACGGGGCGGCGACCTCGCGGGTTTTTGCTATTTATGAAAATTTTCCGGTTTAAGGTGTTTCCGTTCTTCTTCGTCGTAACTTAATGTTTTTATTTAAAATACCCCCTGAAAAGAAAGGAAACGACAGGTGCTGAAAACGAGCTTTTGGGCCTTTGTCGTTTCCTTTCTCTGTTTTTGGCCGTGGAATGAACAATGGAAGTCAACAAAAAGCAGCTGGCTGACATTTTCGGTGCGAGTATCCGTACCATTCAGAACTGGCAGGAACAGGGAATGCCCGTTCTGCGAGGCGGTGGCAAGGGTAATGAGGTGCTTTATGACTCTGCCGCCGTCATAAAATGGTATGCCGAAATCTGGCGGATCCGGCGCGTGAGTTCACCATGATTCAGTCAGCACCGCTGATGCTGCTGGCTGACCCTGATGAGTTCGTGTCCGTACAACTGGCGTAATCATGGCCCTTCGGGGCCATTGTTTCTCTGTGGAGGAGTCCATGACGAAAGATGAACTGATTGCCCGTCTCCGCTCGCTGGGTGAACAACTGAACCGTGATGTCAGCCTGACGGGGACGAAAGAAGAACTGGCGCTCCGTGTGGCAGAGCTGGAAGAGGAGCTTGATGACACGGATGAAACTGCCGGTCAGGACACCCCTCTCAGCCGGGAAAATGTGCTGACCGGACATGAAAATGAGGTGGGATCAGCGCAGCCGGATACCGTGATTCTGGATACGTCTGAACTGGTCACGGTCGTGGCACTGGTGAAGCTGCATACTGATGCACTTCACGCCACGCGGGATGAACCTGTGGCATTTGTGCTGCCGGGAACGGCGTTTCGTGTCTCTGCCGGTGTGGCAGCCGAAATGACAGAGCGCGGCCTGGCCAGAATGCAATAACGGGAGGCGCTGTGGCTGATTTCGATAACCTGTTCGATGCTGCCATTGCCTGCGCCGATGAAACGATACGCGGGTACATGGGAACGTCAGCCACCATGACATCCGGTGAGCAGTCCGGTGCTGTGATACGTGGTGTTTTTGATGACCCTGAAAATATCAGCTATGCCGGACAGGGCGTGCGCGTTGAAGGCTCCAGCCCGTCCCTGTTTGTCCGGACTGATGATGTGCGGCAGCTGCGGCGCGGCGACACGCTGACCATCGGTGAGGAAAACTTCTGGATAGACCGGATTTCGCCGGATGATGGCGGAAGCTGTCATCTCTGGCTTGGGCGGGGCGTACCGCCTGCCGTTAACCGTCGCCGCTGAAAGGGGGATGTATGGCCATAAAAGGTCTTGAGCAGGCCGTTGAAAACCTCAGCCGTATCAGCAGAACGGCGGTGCCCGGTGCCGCCGCAATGGCCATTATCCTCGGTGGTTTGTTCTCCTTGTCGCAGAGCGCCGTGTCCTCACCGGCTTCCGGGAAATCCACATCTTTTTTGATTTCGCCACGCCCGCCCACCATGGTGGCAAACTCCATTAATACCGGACCGGCGGGAAACAGAAGCGATGCGCCGGCGCTGACGAGATCCATAAAACCGGCATTGCTTTCCGTCAGGGTGATAACAGCGTTCCCCCAGGCCTTCGCCAGTGGTACTGCTTTTTCCGCTGCCGATTCAAGCAGGTCAGTGGCAATATCACCCCATGAGGGTTCCCCCTGTGGGATTTCAGGTATTGCTCCAGGTGGGGGAGGAGGGGGAAGGGTGACGGCGGCCCTTGCAGCGGGCTTTCCGTTAATGTTTACATTTTCAGAACCGGTATTGATGGCGCCGTCCGTGTCACAAAAGCTGTTTATCCATGATTCAAGCTGGTTCTGTTTCTCCTCCACATAATCACTCGCCTTATAGCTGGCATACATCAGCGCAGGCACCAGAACCAGCGCATAAGGGCCGGTGGCGCAGGCGGCCATAATCAGGCAACCTTCTGCGATGGTCACTATCGCCCCCAGCACGGCCCCTGCCAGTGCCCCCAGAAAACTTTTATGCTGAATTTCATCGCCCAGCCTGGCGGCAGGTGGGCCGGACTTCTTTGCTGCCAGCATCTGTGCAATGGCTTTGTCGTTGGCTGCCCGTTTCATCTGGCTGGCGACCATCGCCTGCTGTGACAGCATTCGCATTGCCAGCGTACCGCCTGCGGTCGCTCCCTGTGGCCCGCCTGGTCCTTCACTCAT